ATCGGTGAAGCGGTGAACGTGCTTAAGCAGGGGCGCATTTGGGTGAACACCAATGATGCTGTTGTTGCGGGCGCTGTTGCCAATCTGCACGTTGCGACCGGCAATCTGACCGATGAAGCGGTTACGACTGGCATCGAGGCATTCACGCAGTTTTCGGCGCGGTTTATGACGGCCACCACGGGCGCAGGCCTCGCTATTGTGGAGATCAAGTAATGAGCATCAGCAACATGCGCTATGATGAAGGCGTTCTCATGGCCATTCAGAGCAGCGGGCGATGTGACGCAAACGAAAGCGTTTTCTTCGCCCGCCAATTGGAATACGTCAAGGCGAAGTCGTATGACGTTTTGCGCGCGCCTCTCAATTTCCGGCTTTTCCCTATTTCGGGCGAAGCTGGCCCCGGCGCGAAAACCATCACCTATCGCCAATACGATCAGGTGGGCATGGCTAAGATCGTGTCGAACTATGCCAATGACCTGCCCCGCGTGGACGTGAAGGGCAAAGAGTTCACCGTGTCGGTGCACACCATCGGTGACGCTTACGGCTACACCACGCAGGAAATTCGCTCGGCTGCAATGGCTGGCACGAATCTGGAAACACGCCGCGCCTCGGCTGCAATCGCGGCGCAAGAGCAGAAAATGAACAAGGTCGCATGGTTTGGTGATTCCGACCATGGCTTGCCCGGCCTGACCACGAACGCCAACATTCCGGCGCTGACCATTGCGGCGGATGGCACGGGATCGACCAAGACGTTTTCGACCAAGACGCCAGCCCAGATTGTGCGCGATGTGCAAGCGCTGATTAATCAGGTTTTGTCGCAGTCGAAAGGCGTTCACGTTGCTAACGCGGTGTGGATGCCGCTTGAGCAGTATGCTTATATTAGCGGCCTGCAAAATAGCGCGGGTTCGGACACAACTGTTCTGCAATTTTTGCAGCGCAACAATCCCGGCGTGACCTTCGCGCCTGTGCTGGAATTGGATGGCGCTGGCGCGGCGGCGGCTGACCGCATGTATGCTGGCCAAGTTCTGCCTGACAACATCACGTTTGAAGTGCCTATGATCCCAACCCCGCTGCCTCCGCAGGCTATCGGTTTGGAGTTTGTGGTGAACGTGGAAAGCCGCTGCGGTGGTGTGATCGTCTACTATCCGCTGGCCTTTGCTTACGCGGACGGCATTTGATTGTTCTGGTGGGGGTGGATTGGAATCCATCCCCGCCAACCTAAGAGGTGATGCATGGAAGTGACAAACGTATCGGCCCGCCTGCATAGCGTGGGCGGTGTGCTGATTATCCCCGGCGAGACGAAAGAGATTCCAGCCGAGTTTGAAAGCGCCATTGACGTTAGCGAGCTGGTGCCTGTCGAAGCGCCTGCCGCCAAGCGTGGCCGTCCAGCCAAGGCGGATGCTGGAGAACCGGAAGTGACTGGCGAATAATGACCCCGCTTGAATATTTCCGGCTTCTGGCCAGCGAGTTTGCAGCGGTTGCGGATGCGACCGTTAACGGCTGGCTGGCCTTTGCCGGAAATATCATCAGCACATCTGGCCTTGATGATGAGCGCGCCAATATGGCGCTGGCGCTTTATGCCGCGCACTCATTGGCCATGGCGCAGTTGACCGCAGCGGGCGGGGCGTTTGCGAATGCCAGTGTGACAAGCGAGAAAGAGGGCGATTTGCAGCGCACCTATGGGGCTATGGGGGCCTCCGATACGTGGATGGGACAATCAGTCTATGGCCAGCAATATTTGGCGCTGACGGCCTCGCAAGTGGGGATTATGTGCCGTGGCGGCGTTTGAGGACAATGACCTAGGCTGGAAGGCTATTAAGGCGCAGATTGACGCGCTGAAACGCCTAGAGGTCGTGGTGGGCGTCCTTGAGAATGCGGGCGAGAATGGCGATGGCGCATCCATTGCCGAATATGCCACCGATAACGAATATGGCACAGACCGCATCCCAAGCCGCCCATTTATGCGCACCGCCTTTGATGAAAACGCGGGCCAGATTGGCCGCGATATGGCGGCACAAGGAAAAGCCGTTTCAACCGGCAAGCGTGATGCACGGGACGCCTTGACCATCATCGGGCAGAAGCAGGCGGACAGGCCGCGCCGTCCTGCCCCGCCTATCGCCCTTAAAGGTGGCTGCTAAAAGGGGTTCGGAGAAAACGCTAGTCGATACTGGCGCGATGGTGAACGCCATCCACCCGGCTGTTAGGGCGCGTAGGTCATGAGTTTGCGCCAGCCCTATATCGTCCTGCGTGAGGCGGCGGGCGCATATGTCAACGGCGCATGGGTGGCGGGCGTTAGGTCCGTCTTGACCGTGCAGGCCAGCGTTCAGCCTATCAAACTGGGGCAGGATATGCAGGCGGTCCCAGAGGGTCGCAGGCTGTCGGATTTTGTGAAGGTCTACACGGGTTCGCCCCTGTTTATCACGGATGAGGCGAACCGTGTGCAGCCTGACATAATCGTCTCAGGCGGGTTCGGCTACGAATTGAACGACATTAGCGCGGCTCAAAGCGGTGTGCTGAGCCACTACCGCTACCAAGCCGCTAAAGTTTTCGCGTTCACGACCGCCGCTGACTGGCTGTCTGGCGCTACCAAAAGGCTATGATATGACCAGCGCGATTGACCCCACCAAGCCCGTCTTTGGCGCTCCTACGACCAACAGTGTGCGGGCTAACTTCGCTGCGGCCAAGGCTGAAATTGAGGCGTTGCAGGCTATCGCCCGGCCCACCGGCTTTGCGGACTACAACGATTACGCGACTAGCCTTGCGGCGCTTTCTGTGGCCGCGACAACGTGGACGCGCCTGCCCAATGACGGGCTTGGGGCGAATGGGCGCGTTGCCTTGCCAGCGGGGATTGCCCGGCTTTGGAATACGGCGACAAGCCAGCTTGATCTAACCGCCTGCCCTGTCAATTCCATGATTGATGTGCGGCTAGACTTGGCTGTCACCACGACCACGGCGAATCAAATTGTGCGGCTGCGGGCTGATCTAGGCATCGGCGGCGCGTCGGCGTTTTCCTTGGAAGGGGCACAAACGCTGTTTAAGACGGCGGGCGCTTATAGCCTCGTGCACAATATGGCGTTCTATATCGGCTCAACCGCGCTGGCCGCCGCGCCGGGGGAGTTCCGCATTTACTCGGACGCCACCGCAACGGTGCGCGTGAACGGGTGGTATATCCGCATTACGAAGGCCGCCTAAGCATGGATGCGCGCCGCGTAGCCATATACGCCAATGTGCAGGCCCTAGCAGGAGCGGAGCCGGTGATCTGGGCGGACCAGAACGCGCCGCGACCCGATGGGCCTTATTGGACGATCAGGCTTTCCACTCGCACGGTTATTGGTGACAGTTTTGGGCAGACTACGGATGGCGCGGGCGCGCTTGAATTTGTCGGGGTGCGCACGGACGTTTTAGAGATTCAGCGCATCGGGCCGGATTCCTTTGATGCGCTGGCGAATGCACAAGAGGTGCTTAACCGCATCACATCGCGGGATGCATGGCGCGCTAATTTTCTGATTATCGCTGACATCGGCAAGGTGGCAAACGCCCCATATCGCCGTGACGGCTCCACCTACGAGGCCCGTGCATCGCTTGATGTGTTTTTGCGATACGCAGTCAAATACACTGACACCGTGGGCTTTTTTGATGCTGTCACGGTTTCTGATGATGGATAATTTTTGCCTATGCAAGGCCCGTGCCAATTGCGAACGGTGCGCCTAGCTTTATCTGCTGGAATGGCCTATAAGGGGCCGGTATTACGAAAGGTTTTTTATGGCGTCCCTTGATGATATTGCCAATGTCACCATTACGCTGGCCTCGGCTGGCGTAAGCGCTGCGGATTTTGGAAGCGCGATTATCGTGGGGCCGCATATGGCCTTTTCGGAGCGTGTCCGCGAATACAAGAGCGTGGCCGCTGCAACCGCTGACGCCTTGCCCCCGGCGTTGCTGGGCGCGGTGACGACCTTCTTTTCGCAAAGCCCTCGCCCCAAGCGGGTGAAGGTCGGGCGGCGTGAGGTTTCAACTGCGATTGTGAACGTGTCGGAGGTGGTGAATAGTGCCACCTATACGATCACGGTCGCAGGCGAGGCCTACAGCTATACTTCGGATAGCAGTGCCACGGCTGCGGAGATTGTGGCCGGTCTAGCCGCTGCGGTGCTGGCTGACACGAATGAAC